AAAGACCTTCCAATATATGAGATTATGATTGATCTCAATGATGAGGAGACTACTGTTGAATTCAATTCTCTGGTACATGATCCTGCTCATGAAATCTCTTTTCAAACATTCTCAAATTTAAAGAGATTCATTTTCAATGAGGAGGAGCAAGTGATCACTGGAGTAGCAATCTCAGCAGATACTCCTATCTACAGAATAGATCCTTCTGGTGAGGAGTATTATGTAGTATTCACAAAGCAAGCAATCAAAGATATCATTCATGACTATGCCAGGAGAGGCAACTTCAATAATGTAAACCTTGAGCATGATTCATCAAGAGTAGTGAATGGAATATATATGATCCACAGCTATCAAGTAGATGCTGAGAAAGGATTCACTGCTCCGGAACGATTCAAGGATGTGAATGATGGCTCCTGGATAGTATCCTATAAAGTGACTGATCCTGAAGTATGGTCCAAAGCAAAAGCAGGGGAGTTCACAGGATTCTCAGTTGAGGGTGTATTCACTATGACCATGACTGATGAGACTCTTGAGGACCAGATGATGAGCAAGATATTTGAGGAGCTGAAGTCAGTGAAGGAGTATATCAACTTCTACAATGACTATCCAGAAGCTGTGAGCAACAATGCAAGGAAAGGACTTGAGATGAATCAAAAGAATGGCAATCAATGTGCGACAAGAGTAGGTAAGCTCAGAGCCACTACTTTGGCCAACAGAGATACAGTATCTGTAGATGTTATCAAGAGAATGTATTCCTATCTTTCAAGAGCTGAAGAATACTATAATCCTGATGATACATCTGCCTGTGGAACTATCTCCTATCTACTATGGGGAGGACTTGCAGGCAAGAGATGGGCTGAGGCAAAATTGAAAGAATTGCAAATTTTGTGAACAAGAAAACATATATAAAAAAACAAAGTAATATTATGAACGAAAATTTCAAAAAAGTGATTGAAGCTATCGCTGAAATGAAGTCAATGTTCGCAAAGACCTCGATGGAATTTGCAGAGGCTACATTGATGGATGGTACAGTGATCAGCTATGATGGTGATCTTGCTGTCGGTACTGCTGTCTTTATAGTAGCTGATGGGGAGCAGATCCCAGCTCCAGAGGGTAATCATGCTCTTGGTGGAGAATTAGAAGGTGTATCTATTGTAACGGATGCAGAAGGTATTATTGTTGAGATCATTGATGAGAGAGCTCCAGCTGATGAGGCTCCTGCTGATGAGGTTGTTGAGCAAGCAGCTTCAGAAGTTGTTGAGCAGTCTATGAGTGCTGAGGAAGTTGAATCAATCGTTATGGCAAAGATGGAATCATTCACAAGTATCATCTCTGATCTTGGTGAAATGATACAGACTATTGTTAATGATAATGATTCTCTTCGTCAAGAGATGAACAGCATGAAGGCAGACTTTGAATCATTCAAGTCAGCTCCTTCCAATGAAGTTACAGAGGGAGAAAAATTCTCTCGTCATAACAGCAATTTGACAAGCCGTCAATTGTTCCTTAGAAATCAATTAAAAAACAACTAAAAAAAACAAAGTAAAATGTCACTAAAAAAGTACATTCAGACAAAGTTCGACTACGATGTATCAGGATTGGCAGCGTATGTTGATGAGCAAAGAGAAGATCTTATCACAAGATCAGTAACTGAGGCTAAGACCTTAGGTTATATCACAATTCAAGAAGGGATCAAAGGATCTCAAGAAATCAAGTTGATGGATGATTCAATCGTTTATCAAGCTGGTGACTGTGCGATGACTCCATCAGGAGATACAGTATTCACTGATCGTGCTATTGCTGTTGAGACTCTTGGATATATGAAGTCATTCTGCCAGAAGGACCTTGCAGGATTCTGGACTCAGTTGGCACTTCGCCCTGGAGCATCTGCTGAGGACAAAGCTCTTCCTTTTGAAGCTCAGATCACTAACTATTTATTGAGCCTTCATGCTCTTGAATTAGACAAATTGATATGGAGAGGAAACAAAGCTACAGGTGCAGGAAATCTTCAGTGGATGGATGGATTCTCAACTATCTTGACAGTTGCTGCTGGATGTGTTGACTTGAATGCTTCTGCTGTTGCAACTATCGACTCAACAAATGCATATGATGTATTTTATGAGGCATTCACTACAACTCCTGAGAATGTTGCTGAAGCTGGAGACTTCGTATGCTTCACTGGTCGTGAGAACTTCAACTACTTGATGAAGAATCTTGTTGATTTGAATTTCTTCCATTACTCTCCTGCACAGATCGCTACTATGGATGAGGTGATCGTACCAGGAACTGATATGAGAGTGGTAAAGGTTGCAGGATTGAATACAACTGATTTGATCTACACAGGAAAAGCATCTCAATTCGTATTTGGAACAGATCTTTCTTCTGACTTTGACAACTATGATCTATGGTATTCTCAAGATGATGATGTGATCTATGTACGTTCTAAGTTCAGAGCAGGTGTACAGGTACCATTCTTGAATCAGATCGGTGTTTGGACTGGAGCATAATAATTGAATCATAAACTCAGGGAGGTCTTAGGATCTCCCTTTTAAAAAAATAAAAAGAAATGGCTCTTTGTAACATGACAACGGGATATAATGACAGAACTTGTACCAATGGAAAAGGTGGTATCAAGTCAGTTTTGTTTTTCCCTGTAGGAAATATCTCCTCATCTACTATCACAGCAAATGAGGTGACTGCTTTAACTGTCACAGGAGAAGTATTCCTGTACAAATTAAAGTCTAATCTGTCAAGCTACACTGCACCAGTTCGAGTTAACAAAGAAAATGGTACTCTATGGTATGAGCAAACATTGAATATGATCCTTGCATCAGATTCAAAGGAGCTTAGATCAGAGATCCACTTGTTAGCTCAGAATGAAGTGTGTGCAATCGTAGAAAAAGCAGACGGATCATATGTAGCTCTTGGATTCGGTGAAGGTCTACAAGTGAATGATGGATCAGAATATACTTCTGGAGTATTGAAGTCTGACCGATTAGGTCATTCAATCACTATGGCAGGATTAGAAAATGATGAAGTTCCTGATGTAGATGCAACTGTATATGCTACATTGTTGACTCAGCAATCTCCGGCTATCTAATAGTTAATTGAAACCAATAAAAGAGAGGGAGGGGTATATCCCTTCCTTTTTTTTAAATTAGCACTATGAAAATCAAACAGAATTTAATAGGTGCAAAAGTGAAAAGCACATTCCTTGACAAATGGGTAACTATTGAAGAGGGAAAAGAGGATCTGTATGTGAGTATGGGACTCATGGATATTTTTGAGGATGAATCTCCAAAAATTAAAAAGAATGCTAAGAATAGAAAGAAATCAGACGAGCTCACTGATAGTGACAGTGACGGAGCTTCAGACATTGACAGCTCCCCATTGGCTATTTGAGTTCATTGATGAGCAATCTCAGCAGTCTGTGACTTGCATTCTGGATAATATATCTCCAAGCACTTCCAGATATGATGAATTCCAGATCACTGATGGAGTAGATGTTAACTTCCCATATGCAGGATTCTATACATACAGAATCTATGAGCAAACATCTGACAGCAATCTTGATCCAGCTCTTGCAGGATCTTTGTGTGAGGAGGGCAGAGCTCATGTATTTGAAGTATTTCCTTCTGATAATGAATACGATCAACCAATAACAAACTATATATATGAATAAGATCAGCAGTATCTCATTCTCAAAGAGCTTCCAACAGCCTACTGAAGAGAAAGATCGTCAGAGAGGCTTCATGAAGTGGGGTAAAAAGAACGATTATCCTTTTTTCTTGATAGAGCTCCTTCAAGGATCTGCCTGGCATCAGGGGATCATTAAAAATAAAACCTACTACATTGCAGGAGGAGGGATTGAAACTGTATCAGGAGATGCATCTTCCTTCTTGAATAACAGCTTCAGTGACTTTGACATGAATGAAGTTGCTCAGAGGATGACTTTTGACTTTGAGCTATTTGGAGCAATGGCAGTGATCGGTACCTGGAACAGAGAAGGATCAAGAGTGGTAAGATGGGAGCACATTGATATTGATTCAATCCGTATCAGTGAGGATGAGAGAAGATATTATGTATCTGATGACTGGTCAGCATTCCAACAAACTCCAGAAACTACTAACTTCAGAGAATATCCTGCACTTGATGAGAAAAACAGATCAGGATCTTTCATTCTATACTATAAGGAGCCAGCAAAGCAGGCCAAAGGTGAGAAGGGAATCTATCCAAAGCCTCCATATGTAGGAGGTATCCCTGCTATTCAGACAGATGTTGATATATCCAAGTTCCATATGTATGAGATACAGAATGGAATGAAGGCAGGAACATTGATAAACCTTGCAAATGGGTATCCAGAGACAGCTGAAGAGGAGAGAAAGATTAAGGAACAGATCAAAGGGAGGACTCAATCTGTAGAGGATGCCGGAGAAATCATCATCACCTTCTCAGATGGACCTGATCAAGCTCCTTCAGTATTGTCCCTGAATGGGAATAATCTCCCTGAGAGATATGCAATGACTGAGAAATCAGTTCAGCAGAATATCCTTGTATCACATTCAATCACAGCTCCTACTTTATTTGGTATCATCCAGGAGGGATCATTCAATGCAGCTGAGTCAGCTGACTTGTTTGAGATCTTCAAGATGACATATGTTAACGCAAGACAAAAGCAGATTGAGTGGATGCTTAACTATATGAGCAAACTATCTGGATCTATTGCAGTATTGAAGCTGGCAGATGTTAGAGCTATTGCATCAGTAGCTCCTGCTGAAGTTGCTCCTGCTCCTGTTGTTCAGAGTTCATGCTCATTCAGTTCAAATGATGATGAGATTAATATCTTTGCAGAATTTGGAGAGCCTTCACATAAATATCACGTTCTAAAAAGCACTATCATTGAATGGGATACTCCTGCTGAGGAGGTATTCAAGAATGAGAGCATGATGTTTGCTACAATCGGACAGATATCAGCAGGATTGACAGGACTTGATAAGTCAGTATTATCACTCCTTCAAGAAGGTGAAGATGGTCCATCAATTGCGAAGGCTACAAATACAACTATTCAGCAAGTTGCTGAGTCTATCAATAAGCTGAGTAATCTTGATATTATTGTGAAGGGGGAGGTCACTGAGCTGGGAAAGTCATTGCTCAAGGAAGTTGAAACTCCAGCGGATAGATTCCAAGTGGTATATACTTATCAGGAAAGACCAGGAGTGCCTCCAGTGAAAACTACTTCAAGAGATTTCTGCTTGAGACTTCTTGGATTGAGCAGATTATATACTCGTCAGGATATTGAGACAATTGGATCAAGAGTCAATAGAGATGTGTGGAGATACAGAGGAGGATGGTATAACAATCCAAAGACTGGAGCAACTACTCCATACTGTAGACATATATGGGTGCAGCAACTTGTAATAAAGAAATAATATGAACTATCTAATATCAGTAGAGAATTTAAAGAAGTTAGGACTGATCCACAATAATACAGATACTAAACTTCTTGCAGTAGCAATCAAGAGAAGTCAAGATATGCACGTTCAGCCTGCACTCGGCACTCCTTTATACAAGGCCCTTCTTTTGAGGGTGCAGAATAATGACTGGACTGATCCTAACTATGTCACTCTGATGAATGAATATGTGCTGCCTTGCTTGGTTGCATTCGTTGACTACAGAGCATCTGTACTGCTTAACGAGAAACTAACCAATAAAGCAGTAGGAAGATCACAGGATGAGTATCAGAATGCGAATACAGATGATGAGACTACAGCTCTGAGAGATCTATTGAGAAAGGATGCATACTTCTACAAGGAGAGATTGATCGGTCACTTGCAAGATGATCAAGGCACAAAGTATCCTGAGTACATTGAAGGATGTGAGGACCTTACTTGCAATGAGAACGTACAGAAAGACAGAACAGGATACAAGCCAACAGGATGGATAATATAAAGAAGCCTTTTGTACCAACAAAAAAGCAACTTGATAAACTTAAAAAATATCTGAGTAAGCATGGAAAAGACTCTCAATCAGCTCATGAAAGAGCTGGAGATAATAGCTCAAGAGCACAGGCAAATAAATGAATTCTTTCAAGGTGACTTCCTTGATGCTATCTCCAGAGATTCTGCTGAATATCCTTTGATGGTTGCTACTCTTCAGCCGGGAGGAATGGCTGAGGGATATGTCAGAGTGAATGTGGTCCTGACTATTTGCGACAAGTACAATCAGCAGGAATATAGGCAGATGAATGAGGTGCATTCTGATTGCTTGAGCATCTGTAATGATATAAAGACTACAATGCTTCAATACAGATGGACTGAATTTTCTGATCTACTTTCTGAGATTGCATCTGATCCATTCATCAACAGAGGCCAGGATATGGTCGCAGGATGGACCATGAATGTAGCTTTCACCATTTATGATAATGATGACTGGTGTGCTATCCCTTATGATGATTATGACTTTGAGAATGGATTCACTCCTACTCCTGGAGGAGATTGTGATCCTGCTTCCTATGTGGTCCAATATGAGAATGGTGAGCCTATCTCCAGCGGAAGCATAGCAAGTGGAGCAAGTGCATTGATAGAGGTGCCTAATTGCACTGGTCCTGTTGGAGCTACGCTGATGAAGACAGGACAAACTACATCGTATAGAACAGGGGATGATGGAGATATTCAAGCAGGAAGAGCAACAGACTTTTTCACTCTTGCGTCAGTCAATCCATTCGGAAATACTAACCGATTCACAGACGAGCTTGGAGGTTCTACATATTCAAATAACATCGTGATTGATTGGAGTACTTATGATGGCTCAACTGTTTTGGGTTATTATAGAATTGTTCAAGGAGTAGGTGTGACAAATTGGAATAACGCAATAGATGGGGCTTTATCTTTAAGTATAGGAACTTTCACAACAGGATGGAGACTTCCAAATATAAAAGAAATGTTCAATATTCTAAATAGAGAAGTATCTCCTTGTACTGATTATGCTCCATTCAGTCATCCATCTACTGCCTATTGGACTTCGACTACTACATCAAATGCTACAAATTCAGCACTCAGAGTCGGCTCAGTTGGAGGTAATGCAACTCAAACGACAAAAACAACTGCATCTTATTCTTATATTGGAGTAAGAACATTCACCGTTTCAGGAACAACACTATCATAAAATGAAATATATATTCCCACAATTTAAAGTTGAGATAGTTGATCCAGTGATCAGCATAGATCTCAATACAATCCATGACAAAGCAGTGGATAAACTTCTCGCTGTAGATGTGCTATTGACAACTGACTCTGCAAAGTTCGGAGTGAGAGCTGAAGATATGCCATATGATGACAGCTGGGAGGATTCAGATATCCCTTCAATGGTTGATACTTGGATAAAGCAGTATGAACAAGCCTAATAAATTCCAAGAGCTCAAAGAGGAGATTGACAATATCAATCCTGGAGGAGTAAGTGATGGAGATAAAGGTGATATTACAGTCAGCTCAAGTGGCTCAGTGTGGACCATTGACTCAGGAGCTGTAGATGATGTAAAAATCGCATCAGGAATCACTGCAAGCAAGATCACTGAAGATTCAACGCATAGATTCACAACGGATACAGAGAAGTCAACCTGGAATAGTAAAGAGGATGCACTTGGATTCACTCCTGTGAATGAGACAAGGACTCTGACTATCAATGGCACTGCATATGATTTAAGTGCTGACAGATCATGGACTGTATCCTCAGCTCCAGCATCAGGAACTATGATTCTTTTGTATGCTGATGAGGTGGATGCTACAGGGAATGGATCTCAATTCAGTGTCAAAAGTTATTCAGTACAGGCAAATAGCTATGCATTGATCATGACTGAAGCTGAAGTATCTTTCAATGGTGCAGCCAATGCTGACAATGAGCTCTCATATAGGTTGATGAATGGAACAAATATCAACAGAGAATTCAGATTGAAGCAAGATGCTACAGGAAATGGAGATACTTGGATTCTTGGAGGATCATTGAAGTTCAGCGAGGCAATGACAGCAGGAGGAACTGTGGATGTAGATGTCATTGGTATCAATGGATCAGGATATACTTGGACTGTTCACTCATTTAGAGTCTTTGGTGTGGTATAATTGTGAACAGTTTTACATAATAAGTATATATACTTAAAATGACAACATTCATTAAAACTATATTATTCTCAATTTTAGCATTCTTTGCTCCTGTAGGGTTGATCATGATGACTATAATGCTTGCTGTATTTGCAGATACTATCACAGCAGTTGCCTTGACAAAGAAGAAATTCAATTCAAAATCATTGAGAATAGGATTAATTTCAAAGATGATCAGCTATGAAGCTGCTGTACTTCTTTTCTTCCTGATTGACTATACCATGATCAATGATGCTATGTTGACAGTCTTTTCTGT